CCCGCTGATTACTCCGACACGCTAGACTATTCCGATATGAGCGGTCTTCCCAACGTTGCGGCCTCCGGCGGCAATACGGGAGATATTCAACTTACAACCGTTGGGCACAGCAGTGGGGACACGTATTCCATTGTTCTTTACTGTTTGAAGCAGTACTAGCGCAGGATTTAGACGTGGTTGAAAACATAGGACGCAAGAACCAACTGGAGATCCTAGAACTTCGCGGAGAATTTAAACTTCTCAACCAAAAACTAGATACAATCAAAACTAATGACCTTCACCACATACAAAAGTCGTTAGATTGGGTTCATAAGGTTCTCTGGGCAGTTGGTGTTTTAGTCTTAGGTCAACTGGGCGTTGCCTTGCAGGCGGCTCTTTGGAGTTAACGTGAAAGGTTTTTTTTACAATGGCGGTTTCCGGATCTAAGGACTTTGAGCCTAATGTAGCAGATTACGTTGAAGAAGCGTTTGAACGTTGCGGGTCAGAATTTCGGACTGGTTACGACGCGGTCACGTCCCGTCGCTCGTTAAACTTCCTTTTTGCGGATTGGGCTAATAGAGGTCTCAATCGCTGGACTATAAATCAAGTCAGTCAAACGGTCGTGTCCGGCCTCGCCGAATACCCCGCAGGTACGATAACCGCAACGGTAGGGTCGTCAACCAACCTTGTCATTGGGAACACTATTACTGGTCAGACGAGCGCGTCCACCGCTGTAGTTCTGACTAAACCAAGTTCCACCACAATTACTCTTAGCATACCAAGCGGTTCGTTTACCGCCGGAGAAACTATCTCTAGCTCTGCTAGCGATGAATCCGGCATAACTACAACTATATCAGCGGATCCCAGTATAACGGACGTTCGGTCAACGATAGACATCTTGTCTTCTGTGATACGTCGTAGTGGCACGGACATTTCTATAAGCAGGGTGAGCCGCGACGATTTTTTAAGCATCCCCACTAAAACAACCACAGGAAGGCCCACTCAATATTACGTGGACCGGCAGATTACCCCTGTTGTCAAGATATGGCCCACCCCCGAGAACAGCACGGATGTTTTTATATATGACCGGCTGTTGAGGATAGACGACGCGGATGCTTCGATAGACACCGTAGAAGTTCCGTTTCGTTTTTACCCCTGTTTGGCCGCAGGTCTGGCCTATTACCTATCCTTAAAAATAGCCCCCGAACGAACTACTCTGTTAAAGACTATATACGAAGAAGAGTTTTTGAGAGCCGCTGAAGAAGACCGGGACAGGGCTAGCTTTAGTATCGTACCCTCGTACAGCTACTTGAGCGCGACCTCGTAATGGCTAGGTATGCCTCAAATAAATATGCCCAAGGCATTTCGGATCGTTCGGGTGCCGCATATCGTTTGCGGGATATGCGTAAGGAATGGACTGGTATGCTCGTTGGAAAAGACGAGTGGGAAGCCAAGCAGCCTCAGTTGACGGTTGTAAAAACTCCAGCAGACCCCCAGGCTCTCCGAGATCCTAGGCCAGACCGCACAGAACCTGCGGTAGAAGTTCTCTTGCCTATTAACGCTTTTACGTCTTCTTCAAGCGGTTCTGCGGTAATCACAGTCTTAGAACCCGGACATGGGAGGTCCACGGGGGACGTTGTGCGGTTTCGTAGTGTAGAGAACTTCGACGGTTTCACTGAATCTGTCCTTGAATTATCTTCGGGTTATTCGATAACGGTCATTGCAGGGGATGCCAGTACCGACTTCCAGTCTTATTTTTATTCCTTCACGGCCAGCAGCGGGACCGCTACCACAGGAAGTGTTTCGGGCGGCGGATCTTTCGCCACTGCCGGTCCTGTTAGCATCACGAAATGAGTTTTTGATATGGCATATACATACACCACGCTAAAGACAGCGATACAAGATTACGTTCAAAGCACGGAAACAACGTTTGTCAGCCAGCTTCCACGATTTATTTTAAACGCAGAAGAACGCATTTTGAAAGAATGCCAATTAGATGTGTTTCGCAAGTCTTCCCAGGGTACGGCATCTAGCGGGAACGCCTACCTGCAAAAACCAAGTGATTTTCTGTCACAAAACTCACTCAGCGTAATAAATTCTTCTAGCAAAGAATTTCTGCTCTATAAGCAGGTAACCATGCTCCAGGATTTCACGGCGGATCCCGCAACTACAGGCGTTCCTAAATATTATGGAGACTGGGACGAGGCTACTTTTCTTATAGCCCCTACGCCAAACGACAACTTTACGATGGAGCTACATTACTTTTACAGGCCCGATTCTATAACCACGGCTGCCAGTGGAACCACTTGGCTAGGCGACAATGCCGAGCTAGCCCTTCTGTACGGTAGCCTTGTGGAGGCTTACACCTTTATGAAAGGCGAACCGGATATTTTAAAACAATACACGGACCGGTTTTTAGAATCGATCCAGTGGTTGAAGAATCTGGGCGAAGGAAAACAAACTCGTGACCAGTACCGATACGACCGTGTCCGAAGGGACGTAGCGTAATGCACGGTCCTGTTAGCGCCAGCGAGCTTGGCGATGCGGTGGTGTTCACTAGCAACAACGGGGGACATTCCCCGCAAGACATAGCTGAGATGGCTTTGAACAAGATAATGGCGGTTTCGGACACCGCTCCTCCTGTCATACGGGAACAAGCGTATGCTCACAGACAACGTTTAAAAGAAGTGCTAGTCTTTTATATGAATAAGATGTGTCAGAGCGAACGAACGACTATTTGGGCTTTGATGAAGAAACAGGGCCATGAAGACATGGCCGAGATTATAAGGAGGCTGTAATGGCTGTAGGAACATCTGGTATTTGCGGTACTTACAAAAGAGAGATAAACGCGGGAATCCATTTTTGGACTACGCACTCTCGCGGTGACGGAAGCTCTATTGCTGCGGACACCTTTAAGCTGGCTATGTTCACAAACAGTTCGTCTATCGACGCGGACACCACAGGGTATACTACAAGCAATGAGGTTAGTGGTACTAACTACACGGCTGGGGGCGCGTCTATAGCAAGTGCTACGATTGGCCTTGGTGATAACAGTAGTTCTGTTCCTACGGCATTTATCGACATGGCCGACGTAACTTTTTCCACGGCTACTATCAGTAGTGCTCGCGGTGCTCTAATTTATAACTCCACTTTGGCTAACGCGGGAACAGCCGGGGATACTACTCACGCAGCCAAACCGTCCGTTTGCGTAATTAACTTTGGCGCGGACAAGTCGTCAAGCGCGGGTGACTTTACCATTACGATGCCTGCAAACGACGCTAACAACGCATTGATCCGGATTGCCTGATGGCTAACAACCCTAACCTTGGTGGCTGGGGAAGAGAGGCTTGGAACTCCGGTGCTTGGAACACTCCGTTTACTGTTGAGGTTACGGGTGTTTCTGCGGCTACGGCGGCGGGTAGTGTTCAAGTGGACATTACGGTTCCGGTTACGGGTGTTTCTGCGGCTACGGCGGTTGGAAGCGTACAAGTAGACATTACGGTTTCGGTTACGGGTGTTTCTGCGGCGGCGGTTATTGGAACTGCGGTCGCAACAGGTAAGGCCAATGTCTCCCCTACGGGTGTTTCTGCGGCCACGGCGGTCGGAAGCGTACAGATAGACATCACAGTCCCTCTTACGGGGGTTGAAGCTTCAACGGCAGTCGGACGAGTTCTTATTTGGGAAAAGATAGATCCCGGCCAGATTGCGGGATGGAACCCGATAACTTACACACAAGCTCCTAATTGGACTAAGATAGCGGCATAGGAATAAAATTATGGCATCATCGTACACAACTAGCTTTGGTATTGAGAAGATAGGTTCTGGAGAACAGTCCGGAGCTTGGGGAGATACCACTAATCACAACATAGATATTTTAGATCGTATTGCCTCGTATAAATCGGTTGGTCTTTCCGGAACTACGCACACGCTTACTGTCAGGGAGGCTTCTCCAGGTTCTGGAACAGAGAACCTTCAGGACGGTATGTATCGAGTAATTAAGTTTACTGGAGCCTTGGGTGCAAACAATACCGTTACGGTAGCTCCAAATACAACGTCCGCGTTCTTCATTATCATAAATGCCACGACCGATTCAGGATCTAGCGGTCCGTATTCTGTAATTCTTTCTCAGGGTTCCGGCGCAAACATTACGGTGACCAACGGAAAGTCGGCGGTTGTCTATATGGATGGCGCGGGTTCCGGTGCGGCGGTTGTAAAT